CATGTCCTCCTTGAACATGTAGTTCACAAAGTTTGGCTTGAAGGACAAGTGATTTGCAATCTTCAAGAAACACTCACCAATATAGCGTGGGATTGGTGGTTTGGGAAGATCTTTTAATACTGCTATTTCTTTATCTTCACGATACTTGATAAGTGCTGCCAGAAACTCTTTGTTATTTACATAGTGTTCTGACCTCTTTCTTTTTGCCATAGGTCTTATCATAAGTTTATCTCATAATATGTATGAATTCTATCACATTAAACATCAGGTGACAAGGTAACACTTGACAAGGTATGAAATACTCTGTAGAATAACTCTGTTAGGGTTGATAGGACAGCTATAGCTCTTCTTGGCTTTTTTTAAATATTTTCTCTAGGAGTTCCTTTGTATCATTGACATTTCCTAGATAACCCATGTTTCTGCTTATATTAGACTCATTATTACTTTCTTTATTTGATGACCGAATATAATCTTGATACATCATTATCATTTCTATATCAGAAGACTCTGAAAGGGTTAGGATATCAGCCAAGTTAATAATAAACATATCCTCTGATGTTGTTTTCAACCAAGGTTCTATTTTATATCCTATGGCACCAGATCTACTTTTTATTTCTTGAACAATAATTGGATTAGAAACCAAAAGCATTGTTCTATCCTCTTCTTCAGTAGCTGCTACCTTAGCGAAGATTTCTTCTCCAGATTTAAATTTTACTGTTGCGTAAAAGTCGTCTTCTATCATACTTTTAACTGGATAGTGATTATATCATAATTAAATTTTTCTTCATTATAGATTTTAATTCTTTCTATGAAATGATTTAAAGTGTAATTACGTCTTGATTTAGTTGAGCAATCATCTGAAATATCATATAATGTTGCTTTCACTTTGCCTTTTCCTTTTCTAAGAACTCGTCCAATACTCTGAAGATTGCGGACTCTGGACTTACTTGGAGAGGCAAAGATAACATTATGGAGTTTTTTAATATTGATGCCTGTACTAAAAGTTCCATAAGAGGCGACAATAATAGCGTTGTTTTCTCGTTCGGTAATCTCTCTTACTAATTCTCGTTCTTCAGCACCAACACCGCCATGTACAAAAAATACTTTACGGTTATCACCTTTGTTTTTATTTATCTTTTCGTAGAGCACTGCTCCATGTGCTTCGACTCTTTGAAAAAGAACAAGTGTATTCCCTTTAAGATCAAGAGTTAAATTCTTAATAAAATTATTACGCTGTTCGTGGCCTATTAAATACTGTATCTCATCCTCATAAGTATCAAATGTTTGTGAAGGGTGTTTAAGAACAAGACACTGAATATCTAATTGAGATAGATGACCTTGTTTCATTAACTCATCAGTTCTCGTTACTTTATATGACGGACCAAAAAGACCCTCTAAGACCCACTTATGCGTCTGTGTGCCGTCTAAAGTTCCAGTAAACCCAAATCTATACTTTGCATGATGAAGCTTGGTCATAATCTGAATTAAAGATTTAGACTTGAATAAATGTGCCTCATCACCTATAATACAACCATAGTCTTCAAAGAAAGACCGTTCTAGTTTATATACAGATTGCCAAGTTGTAATTGTCACTGGAGCATCATTACTTTTTTCCCTACCAGAATAGATACGGTGACAATATGAATCAGCGTCCCAACCATAATCAAGAAAATCCTTGTACATCTGCTCTACAAGAGATGTCGTGGGAACAACTAAAAGAATTTTTTCTCCTCGGTCAACGTAGTATCTTACAAGAGAATAAATCATCAAAGATTTGCCAGAAGCAGTGGGGCTTATCAATAGCTTTCTATTGTGCTTTAGAGCGTCGTATACTCCCTCAATTTGGTATTTACGGGGAGTGTGAGCACAAATAGAGTTCATATAGTCTTTAACACCCTCCATTGAAATGTGTTCATTCTCTTCATAAGGAATGCCGTAATATTTGTTTTCCTCAAATTTATAACTGTATCCATAGTTTTCGCAGAAGGATACAATTTTATCTAACAGACCGACGTAGATTTGTTTGGAACGCATATCAAAGAGATGTATCTCTCCGTTCCAGTTTCTACCACGATATTGTGGCATAAATTTTGCATTGGGAACCTCAAACTTAAAGTGATCTCTAAGTTCATATTCTATATGAGGTTCAGTATT